TTCGGATGAGGGTAAGCCATAATCATGCTTGACATAGTCCACCCTGGCTTCCGGATTAGCTGGAAAAATAACAACGGATATTTCATATAGTTTTACTTCTATCAATTTATTGATATCTGCTTCCCGGTCGTATTCCTGCCGTATGATGCTATAACCAATAGACAGGCCATCAATCGCCTTGGCCTGCAATAATGCATGCATTTCCCGCGCTTTTTCTATCTGGTCGATTAGCAATTTACCCTCGACATACAGCCCTCGTTCATCTTCAACCAGTTTGGTATAGCAGCCAATAGGCGTATTCCAGTCATGATTGAATAACACTGGCGGCATTCGGTCGCGGGCTTTCCATTCCGCCAGCGACTTTGCGAACGCTCCCGGCACTACTACATCGCCATAAGAATCTATATTGCCATTTATCGAGCCATAACCTGAAAAAAAACCGTCTTCTTTGACGGATTTAATTTCAAGCGGCATATCAAGACGTTTTGTCTGCATTATTCCTGCCTCTTTAATGTTTCATTTGCTGCATGATTCAACGTACCCATATTAAGCTGTATAGTTAATTCATCCCCCCCATCAACCGCCGGCAAATCTTCAAGATCGCGAACATAATTACGTGAATAAATTCCGTTTTGCACCATTGATGTATAAAAGCTAGCGCGACTAGCCGGAGAAGCGCGCAGCAGCCCCTCAGTATTAAATTTAGGCTCATAAATTCTGCGCTCTGCTGGGCTAAGTAATTTACGTGTTATCGTTTGCTCAATGCGCTGCAATTTCGGCACTATTGTGAACGCCTGAAAACTGAGTACAGTATTTTCATAACTGGATGCCCAACTGGATGATTTACTGGTATGCCCGATTAGTTGAGGCGGTACTGAAAAACAGCGGCAAATTTCTTCAATACCAAATTGGCGCGACTCAAGCAGTTGCGCATCAATTGGACTTAAGGATGGAGCCCTGTTCACAATATCAAAACCTGCTTCCATTATCGGAGTCCTCCCCGCTTCACTTGCAGCCGAAAACTCTTGCAGCCATTTGCGGGTTTTTTTACGCTGTTCTTCAGTCAATACCGGCGCCCCACCTTGTCCCGTACCCCTATATACGATCACATCACGGCCTTTAAAGCGGTTTTTGTAATCGTGTGCTGTAGTATCGTTAGCATGGATTTGCAGCCCCAGTGTTTCTACGCCATAAGTAAGCGGCGAAAGCCCTGTTATGCCGTCCAGCGTAAAATCTTTCAGGTGAAAAATATTTCTGTCCGGCAACTTGCGCGTTCCATCTCCTTCATCGTATTCATACACCACCTCACCCCCTTGCAGGCGGGTTATTTTCATTCTGGTGGCGTCAAGGACTTCCAGCGATATAATCCGCTCCCCTTTACGTTTAATTTCCGCAAACGCATTGCCTTGCAGGTCTATTGAGGTCATCAACGCCTGCCAGAAATCACTAGGATTCATATCGGCATTGGGTGCATAGCGGAAAATGTCATATAAAGGGTGCTCAGTGGCAATCTTTTTATCTGCTGTTCTCAATGCAAAAGGCAAGGTAGATACCAGCCCGGAGCGCAAATTAATACATGCCCATACCGCCGAAAGCTTTAACGCTTTTTCGGGCGTCACCAGAACACCACTGACAGATGACGCGCTGTCATTCAGCGAAATACTCTCGCCTTTGCCTAGCCTTAACTGAGACCTGAAAGCATTTACAATACGGCGGAAAAAGCCTACATCCTGCAAATTAGCCATTTATCTAACCTATTATGAAATTATCCAAAAAAGAATCGATTCCGCCGCTGTATCGCGATGCCGGATTAGTCGCCATTACCGCCACCGCATCAAATAGCGCCATCAGGCTGTCAATCTTGGCAAAGCCAGCATACTGTTTAGTTACCTGAATACCGTTACCTGATTGAATAACACGTGCATTCCCGACATTCCAATTCATCAGAGGCTGATTGGCGTGCCACATCTCTTTACTGGCCAGAGCCCGCTCTGTGGCTTTGATAGTGCCAGTCATTTTGAAGCCCTGCGATATCGCTTTAAACAAGCCATCCGGAGGGAAAGCATAGCCATTGTCAATAAATTTATTATGAATGGTTTGTAATACCGGCTCCATGCCATAGCGGTCTACCGCTATAGAGTGCAGCAAACCAGTCTGACCAACCTTTAAACATATTTCGGCCACTTCTTTCAGATCATCACCCACGTTCTGGCAAAAGGTCATATCCCCGTCTTTAACAAAGCCTTCCAGTTGTGGCAGGATATCCTTGCGATTGTTCAGCACCGGCGGGTTAGCCCACGCATAGCACCAAGTTAACCACCGTTGAGTGCCTTTTTCCCTGCCAACCACGGCCAAACCAAATAAATCATCATTACCACCACCATCAAGCCCTATCACTACCACCTCGCTGCGGCTCAGCAATGTATCCAGCGTCAACGTATCGTCCGACTGTGCCAGCCAGTAATCCGCACCGCTCCAACGGTCTGAGCGTAAATTTAGCCCAACCTCCTTGTTTAAATGCTTAGCCTCAAACTCAATTAGCGTCTGCTCGCCTTTTAGCTCGGCCTGCCGGTACTCACTAATCAAAAAAGCCTCGTCTACCGAGTAGCCAAGGCTTGGATTGGTTATATAGAAGTTTTCAGGCTTTTTGTATGCTCCCGATTTAATGAGCGAAGCCGGAAACTCATACAAAACCGGTAAATAGGTTTTATCAACCAGTTCTTTGCCATCTGCCGTACCACCATCTCTTACTGATCGGGCGTATTCCAGTTCTGTTTTAAACACACCTGCGGGTGGTTCTTTGGATTGCGTTGATAAAATAATCAAAAAACCATCAGGCTTTGACATTAACCCGCCAGTAGCCTCTTTAATGACTGATTCCGCATTGGCCATCGCACCGAATAAATGCATTTCATCAATCAGAACAAAGGCAGCTTTCAACCCGCCTGCTGTTTTATCGTCCGCTGCCACGACTTTTAAAGTGGACTTAGTAGCTAAATGCGTTATTGTCCTTGTATGCTTGGATATGTTGTATTTATCCTTCATTTGAGGGTCAAACTCAATCATACCAGCAGCGGGTTTAAACGAATTATCAGCCACCTCTTTCGTTGGAGCCAGAATAATAGCCTCAGCTAAATTACGCTCATTCAGTTCAAGCGCAGTTATCATAATTCCTGCGGCAATAGTTGATTTAGCGTTCTTCTTGCTAATCAATAAAAAGAACTTTTTAATTAATCTCCGCTGCGCATACGGGTCAAGGGCGCCAAAAATAGAACCGACAAAATCAAGCACCCAAGGCGGCATAACCTCGCGCATTCTTGGCAACCCAGTCATATCAGGAACTACTAAATCGCCAAATACTTCAATAGCAATCTCTGCCACTTCGGGAAACAGCGGAGTACATGGAATTAGTGACCTCCGGTTAACAATCCGCTCTTCCCAGTCAGGGCAGGCTGTTACCCAATCAGCCATTTATTTCACCTTTTTCAAACCTCTTTGCTCTAAACGTGCCGATAATCCGCCCGCGCGTGATTTCTCAATCGCAAAATCCATTGCCGCTTCTTTCTTGCCGGTCTCACCAATACGCCCATGCTTATAAGGCATCAATGCTTTAGCGGCATCAACCCTTAACTTTGGCGGTAAATCTTCATCATTCATTACCTTTAACAGAAACTGCAAAGGATCATCACTGGGTGGTGCTACAGACTTAACAGGATTAACAGAATTAACATCCGTATTAACATCATTGTTAACAATTTTGTTAATATTTTTGTTAAGTCCATTTTGCTGCTTTTTCAGCTCCTCAATGCGCGCTAAAACGGCCTGATTTTTCATTAACCGACATGCAGCAGCGGCTGCACCATTCCTGCTGTAGCCCGCATTAACACAGGCTTCCGTCTGATTTAGCCCCGCCGCGACACTAAGCGCGAACAATTCCTGTTTATCATTAAGCGACATAGCAATTTGCCTATTTTTTGAGCAGATTTTGTTAATTAACAGGTGTTTTCAGGCCATTTTTTTTATAAATGAGGGGACGCGCGGTGTCGGCGGCCGTAGTAACCCAACTTTACTACCACCCCCGGATATAGAACAAATAGCAAACGTTTGCAGCAGCGAATAACATCACCAAGCACGCTTGTAACGCTGCCGCAGTTCTTTAGTGGTTTTATGCTTATGACAATCCGCGCATAGCACTTGCAAATTACTATCATCATTACTGCCACCTAACTCCAGCGGAATAATGTGGTCAACCTGTAAGCTGCCACCAATGCAACCGCAGGATCGGCATCGAAAACTATCCCGTGCCAGCACCCGCTTCTTTATCCCCTGCCATTGATAGCCTCGTATGCGTTTTGTAGCCCCCGGTTTATCCCTGAGTACCGTGGCAGATGAACTGTTAAACTCAGGCAGGCTACTTTTAAGCGTTGGTATCTTCATAGCTTCGTGTCAGTAGGTAGTGAATCTTATGGGCTGCGCTGTAGCTTTGCAGTACTTCGGCAAGCGTTGCTTTAAGGCCATTGTAATACGCCTGTGCAAAATCTATAGGGTTACTCATATCCCAACTCCAATAAAAAAAGCCCACGCGTATGCGTGAGGGAGATGAAAGGCGACTGTTACAACCTGCGGGAGTCAGTCTGCCAGCTTTAGCTGTTAACTTCATATTACTAGTTCACTTATCCAAATAAACAAAAATGTTTATAAAAGCACTTGCAATCATAAACATTTTTGTTTATGATTAATCCATGTTAAATTAATATTAAGGAAATGAAACAAAGCGAATTTTTACGCTGGTTGATAGCTCAAGGAGTGCAAGTTAAAGATGGGACCAAACATTTAAAACTTTATTACGCTAATAAGCAATCAACATTACCCAGACATCCTAGTAAAGAAATCCCTACGGGTCTGGTTAAAGCAATAAAAAAACAATTGGGATTGTAGTAATAGCCCTCTTTATGAGGGCTTATATCGCAAGCTTTGCTTCATTCTTTAATAATCGTTATGGTGAATATAATTATGCAATATCCTGTTTTAATAACGCGCGACGATAATAGCTATACTGTAACCTTTCGTGATATCCCCGAAGCGTTAACCTGCGGCGACACTCTTGAAGATGCTCGTGATATGGCCGCTGATGCGCTATTAACTGCCATGGAGTTCTATTTCGAAAACCATCGCCAAATCCCACTACCATCAAAAAAACAAAAAGGTGAGGAATTAATTTCCTTACCTCTAAGCGTTACTGCAAAGGCTCTTCTACTTAATGAAATGCTAAAACAAAATGTTTCTAATGCAGAATTAGCTAGACGTTTACTTACACGACCTCAAGACGTGCAGCGACTAACAAACCTTAATCACTCAACCAAAATCGATACAATTAACGCCGCGTTAAACCAATTAGGCAAACACCTTGAAATTAGTATCGCCTAATACCGATTACTAGAACATAAAAGCCAGCAGTTAAGCTGGCTTAATCTATATTTGAACCCCAATAAAAAGCCCATCGCATGCGTGAGCTTGTCTTAATCCAATATTGGATTGGTTACCGTCGCAACCATCAATCATATCTGTTCCTTACTTGCGTATTAGTTATATTTTGGTTATAATTTAGTTATTAAAAAGTTATAAAAATACCATGAATAAAATAGCTTACCAACCAAAAGCCCTTAAACAATTGCGGAAAATTCCTGATAAAAAACTTATCTATCGGAAAATTGAAGAGTTAACTAATATGCCAGAATGCGCAAACGTTAAAAAACTATCCAATCACCAATACGGATATCGTTTGCGGGTTGGTAACTACCGAGTACTGTTTAACTTTGATGGCATCATCCATATTATTTCAATTGAAGAGGTTAAAAAACGTGATGAACGCACATATTAATACTAACTATCAAATCATCAACGACAAACAAGGCATGCCTCAGTTTGTTGTTGTTCCCTATGAAGATTTTAGACAACTAACCAATCAACCTGTTATTAACCTTAAAAATGCCATTCCAAGCGAAGTGGTAGGCATGGTAATTGAACAAGATTACACACCAGCTCGAGCATGGCGCGAATATCTGGAATTAACACAATCAGAATGCGCTGAAAAGCTTGGCATGTCACAACCCGCCTATCTAAAGCTGGAAGCTTCAGAAAAGCCCACTAAAGCAACTCGCACCAAACTTGCCACTGCTTTAGGTATTAATGAAGAACAATTAGATTGCTAAAATATAAAAGCCAGCTGTTAAGCTGGCTTATTAAATATTACAGACGATGAAATGTAATCTTAAACTCTTCACCTATCGCAGCTAAAACAAGCTGGTCTTAAATAAGCCGGCGATTGCATTGACAAAAGGCGCATCATGTTTCTATACATCGCTATTAACAAAGATGAAAATACTGGCTACGGTGTAACCGTACCATCTTTACCCGGCTGCTTTTCATATGGTGATACACTTAATCAGGCCATTGATGAGGCTAAACAGGCTATTTTGTTTCATATAGAAGGCATACTCGAAGACGGCAAGGAGCCTGAAATACAACAGCCGACACTTGATACCCTGATAACCAACCCCGATTATGCTGGTGTTCAATGGTTTGGTATCGAGGTTAATATTGATCATCCAGATACCCAATAAAAAAAACCCGCCAGGGAGATGGCGGGCGTAGTAGTAAAGTTTATCAACTAAAAGGAGAATACAATGTTAATATCTTTTTTTTGGGTGCAGCAAAGCTGCCACCGGCATTAAAAAGAAAAAAACAGAGTAGTGATTAGAAATATACTAAATATTCACGTCATGTACAAGGGTGAATTAAAAAAATATTTATCAAAATTTTCACAATGTTGCATATACGCCCAAAACAGTACTAACGCCCTTTCTACTTGTTCAGCCCATGCGCTCCTGTTAACCATAGCACGATGGCGTGCAGTGATTGAACGGCGCTTAAAATAAGGGCTTTTACGCCCATACTCAATACTAAGCACATTAAACGCCTCACGATTGTTTTGTGCCAATAACGACAACGCACTTTTTACCAATGCAAACACCTCAGGTTTATAGTGCACACCATCAAAAGCATATTCCCTGATAACTTTCTCTTTCCCGTAGCGCCATTCAGCACTCAGACAATGCCCTTGCCTCTTCCGATCAGCCATAGTTCGCTCATACGCAGCCAGCACATCCGCAGCAGTGTCTATTTCAATCTTACTAATCATCAAACGTACCCTTAAATCTTCACTTTTTCCCAAATTTGACAGCATCATCGCCCATGCTGTGGCTTAAAATCCTGCCGAACTCTTTCACCTGTAATCATGCTAATAGCCTCCCTTCCACGCTCATGGTACTGGCAGCTTTCATGGTCAAAAAACAGATTAACCATCGGCTGGTAACCCGAATCGCGTTGTTTTTGACAAATAAGCTTGGCATCCGGGTCTGTCCCGTAACCTGTAGCATCACTATTCCTCCACACAACCAAAACATTATCAGCAAGATCAGTAATCCCTGCCGACCCCCTGACATCATGCTTGTTAGGAGGCTTAGATTCATCGCCGTTATCAGGCTTGCGAGGGTGTGCAACAAGGTGAATATGTATATTGTTTTGAGATTTAAAATCCCGCAGCATTTCCGCTATCTTTTTCTGCCTGTCCACATCACTTTCAGCCACCCCCAGCATCATCAAACTATCAATAACAAAATGACGGCAGTTATATCGTTGCTTAGCATATTTAAATACATTGAGCATCCTTTCCAGACTGGCAGCACCATTAATGTCATATATCCATAGCCCGCCAGATTCATTGCCATTTTCTTCCGTGCAACGCTCACCACTGATATTCATGCCCCCAGATAGCAAATTTAATGCCTCTGTTAAATCCGCAGTATCAGGGCGCTGCTTTCCACATACCTGCCTAACCATTCGATTTAATACCTTGTAGGGCTTCATCTCCCCGGAAAACAAACAAATGCGTTCTTTCTGCCTCAGTATCATTTCACACATACAATACCCCAATAGCTGGCTTTTGCCGTGCCCACTGTAACCAGTCCATACCGTCAACTGATCCATGCCAAACTTAAAATCCTTCATCCCAGCAAATGGCGTAGTATTACCTGCGGCAGCTTCAAGTAATCCATTAAAATCCTGAAACAAAATGTCCGCGTACTCAATAGCGTTTTTTAAATCTTCCGGTTTGGTGTACTTGGCACTGACTATTGCATCCAGTACAGCAGCTTCACCAGCCTTACACAGGCACTCATTAGCATCCTTAAAATCGCCCCAATCAACCAACTTGCACCGGTGTTCACCCAGCCGTCGCAAAACCTCCCTCGTGGCCAACTGTCCCGGGTCATCATTATCCAAGGCCAGATAAATCACCCTAAACTGCTGCAACCGCTCCCAGTCGTATTCAATCCACTCCAGATTTTTAGCACCGCTAGGCATAGACAGTGCCTTTACCCCAGACTGGAAAACACTCAGGGCATCAATTTCACCCTCAGTAATCACAACCTTGTCATCATCAGGCGAGATTACCTGCCACCCAAACAAACATGGCTCACAGTTTGATTCTTGTCGCCAGCGGTTTTTCTCCTCACCCTTTCGCCGTGGTGTCAGGTACTTGATGTTATAAATAACCCCCTCAACCATTAACGGAAAAGCAATCTCCCTATCATGATTGGCCACACAGTAAGCCTTAAGCGTACAGCCATTAATGCGCCGCCTGTCAAAATAACCATCCTCTTTTGGCTGAATCACCTCCCCCAAGCGTACAGATGGGCGCGTAAATGATTTTTTACCGGCAACTGAGAACTTGGGAGAAAACTCAACCCCCAGCCACTTACAGGCATCCTTAAGCGCATCAACAAAGCTCAATCCCCTACAGGCTGCCCACAAATCCAGCAAATCACCACCTTTGTCCTGATCACTGAAATCTTTCCAGACACCAGCCTTACTGCCAGATAAATGCACCTTTAGCGATTGACCCTCCTCGCCATTAATCGAGCCACAGCACCACTCATTGCCATTTTTCTTGCCATTGGGAAGCAGATATTCAGACACGCTTAACGCCTTATCTGCCAGCAATTGAGATACCTCCTTAGCGTCCATAATCAGCCTCATTCCACAGACGCAAAGTTTCCATAAACAACTCATCAGCACTTGAGCTATAGCCTACATCTTCCCATCTCGGCGCGTTCCATTCCCCAGCTTGCCCAAGAACAGAAACAAACACCTTGCGTCCGCCAACATCTACCCCATACACCCGCAGATTCGGCCTTACCTCCACATAGCGCGCATTAGTACAATCCCATTCATTCCGGCGTTTATTGTCACCCATCCTGCCAGCACCATACTCCAGCCACTTTAAAACCCAGTTGCGCCATGTAGCTTCCCAGTTGCGCTTATTCGGGGCTTTAGCATCACCAGATAGCCAGTAATTCACAAACTTCTCAATCTCAATATCCAGCGCAGTCCCAACAAGCCCCTTAGCTGCCGCATAATCCAGATATTTATCCGGCATTACCCAGTTTTCACCCCAGCCACATTTCTTATGCAACCCTATCGGCGCATACACCACACCGTCATCATCAGCATTACCATCATTCGATTCTGACTGTTCACCATCTGGAGTTAACTCAAAATCCTCAGAATCACGAGCGCGCTCTATCTCTGAATAATTCTCTGAATAATTCTTTGTATAAATCTCTTCTTTATACGAACTGTCACATGTCGCAACTCCCGAGTGTTGACATGTCGTCACTCCCGAGTTGTCACATGTCAACACTCCCGAACTGCGACATGTCGTCATTCGGGAAATGTCATATTTTGCACCTCGGCTAATACGACCAAGAACACCAGTAAATACACGATATCTAGGCTTGTCTGCTTTATCAGCATCAAGACACTCAGCCGCCTTCTTAATCGCAGCCTCATCAACCAGATAATAAGTTTTATGCTCAAGCTTTTTAACCTTGCGACGGATATAGCCAAGGCTTTCCAGCATCTTGATGGATTTCCTTACCGCATATTCACTTAAATCCAGCTCATGAGCCAATTCCTTAACAGACTTATAAAAACCCTTTGCCATACTGGTACAGTACTGCCACCAATAGTGCAACTGGTTTAAAACCAGCCCAGCTTTAATATCGCCCTTACATATACGTTTCAGACGCGGATTGTAGGCGCATGTAATATCACCGATAATATCGCCTATTTTTAAAGAGTTATCATTGACAAGATTTACTACTGAAGTCATAATTACACCTGTAGTTTTCTGTAGTTATTTAAAGAATTGAACGACTGCTAAATCAGCCGTTCCCCGAAAGCCCAGTTTCATGGGCTTTTTTTTATTGTTCTTCATCTCAGCCCCATCTCCTCTTCCAACGCCTCAACAACCTCAGTCGGGCGGTTTCGGTATATTTCATTTAGCACATCCAATAACTTATGCGCCTCGTCTGTCCTGCCCGCCCGTATCAGCTCTTTAAGCTGGCACCATTCATCATTAAATTTAAAATCAACCTCAGATTGACCATCTTGCAGATAGATTTGAGTTGTTTTAGTTGTCATCGTGGGTATCCTCCAGTTCTGGCCAGTGTTTTTTATAATCAAAAGGGCGTAAATCTTTTCTAGAAACGACGCCATTAGTATATTTTTCGATTTTCAAGCATCGCCAAGGGGGACACGGGCGCTTACCTTCTGCCCATCTTGAGACATCGGGAACGTGGGCACCAATAGATTTAGCAAGTGCAGTTGTTGAGCCTCTCCCTTTACTGTTTAAGTATTCCTGTAAGTTCATATTAATCCTTTCAGCTATTTATATTAGCGATTCGCTAAATAAAAATCAAGCATAATGCACATTTATTTTTGTTAGCAAATTGCTAATAATTGAGTTGAAAGGATTTGTATGAAAACCATAGAAGAAACTTACAGAGAGAGATTATTAATGCTTTCTAAGCAATACGGTGGACAAACTGGGCTAAGTAAAAGAATTGACAAGTCTCCAGCTCAGATAAGCCAATGGGTTAACGGTTCCGCCGACTCTAAAACGGGAAAAGCTCGCTCTATGAAATCCGATACAGCTCGCGAAATTGAAGGAGCCTTAGGCTTGCCTCGTGGGTGGTTTGACCAACCGGTTAAAACAACAGATACGACGCCACAAAAAGGATTTATTCAATTTACATTACTCGACGTAAAAGCTGCTGCGGGTAATGGTTTTGACAATAGCGATTTTCCTGAATCAGTACAATTGGTTGAAGTTTCAGAAAAATGGGCAAGAAACAATATTGGTAATAATCTAAAATCAATATCGATTATTGCCGCTTCTGGTGATTCGATGCAGCCAACATTTAACAACGGTGATTGGCTATTCGTAGACCAAGCAATAAATTTCTATGAAGAAGATGGCGTTTATGTCTTCATGTCGTCTTCTGGATTAAAAGTAAAGAGACTTCAAAAATTTGTAAGCGGTGAGCTAAGGATTATCAGCGATAACCAGAAATATAAAAGCGAAGTACTTAAGGATAACGAACTTAATTCAATAAAAATATGCGGGAAAGTTGTAGCTACATTAAGAGTTGAACGTATTTAGGAAATATATGGAAGACATCAACATCATAGGGCGTGTCTTCTGGTGGTCTGTTCATGCCTGATAATCTAAGAACATAATTTCATAATTAGTATCTTGGTTTCAATAATTTTTATTATTAAATTCTAACAGTATGAAAGGTGTTATGATGAGTATAAAATTAATTAATGCTTCAATATATCATATAAACATTGACAGCAATGTAGCTGACAAATTTATTGCTGAAGATCCAAATGATAATGAAAATTTATTAAGCTATGCACAAAGCGTAATAACAGATATATATACTCCCCCAAAAGGACAAACTCAAATCAAAGGTCAATATTATAGTTTTATTAATGAAGATGAATTAATTCCTCAATATTTAAAAAAAATAAATTATGACACGAATGTTTGGGAAGAGTTGACCAAAAAAATCGCTGAAAAATTACTTTCAATAGAAAGTAAGGTTCGTGATCAAGTTCAAAAATTGCAAGGACTGAGAGAAGGAAGCTTACTACAAATTCATTTTAACCATGAAAATGATCAAAAAATTGCTCTTATAAAAATTGATACTAATTTAATTTTAGATGATATATTAAAAATTCGAGCCGGTTTACCAGTTAAAACTAGAGTGCAAAAAGTAGCTGTTATATCCTTTGACAGCTCAAATAAAATAAATTCATTATTGCTTTCAGATACCAATTCAAAAATTACAGAGTACTGGCGAGATGCATTTCTCAACTCAGAACCCGTGCAAACAGATGAACAAAATACAAAGAATGCTTTTGAAGCTATCGATAACTTTTTAAAAAGAAAAATAAAATCTATATCCAAACAAGATTTTTACTACATTCGTAATAAAGTAATTTTGGATTTTCGAAAAACATCATTTGAATTTAACATTTTGGTATCTGATTTACAAAACTATGAACCAATCAACGCTGATTTAGCGGTAGAATTCAATAAGATTCTATCAGAATTTGAGAAACTACCACAGGGAAAAAAGAAATTTGATATGCAATTTGGAATAGACCCTACCATGATTAAAGCGAAACTTAAGAAGCAACTGATGGTTATTGATAATAATTTTGATCTAATAATTAAAACGCCTGTAGAGGATTTAAAAACCGTTCTTGGGGTAGATGATGATGATCGCGGTAAATATGTTAAAATTTATTCTGATAATGGGTATGATGTATTTAACCGAAAATTAAAACCATAATTATGCAAAATCATTTAGCATATAAAATGAATAGTTTCATAGAACGTTTATTGTCAGCAATTGGCGTAACAGAAACTATCTCTGCTAGCCATAATTTTAAACAATTCAAAATTGAGGGGAAAATTACATCTTTAAATAACAATATTGTTGAAGAACTATACCAAACTATTCTTTTAACATTTGAAAAAGAAATTATATTAGAAATTGAACTTGAATTAGAAGAAGGTTATAGCGCAAGATTAACAAATAAAGAACCCAATTCCTTAAAGGAGAGAATACAAGAGATATTAGAAGAACTTGATTTAGAAGAGTCAATATTACCAAATTTTTCCTTTGAAATAATCATTCAATGGGGAGAATCAAATTTAAATATTTTTTCATGGGAAAAGTTTTGTTACCATCTAAATACAATTTCTTGTGAAGAGGCATATAAAAAATGGTCTAATCTAATTGCAAATAACCTTTCTTCAAATATATATGTTTGGGATGAGGGAAATAATATAGAAAATGATTTTTTTTCTTTTATACATTATAGTCAAATCGGACTAGACAACAAAAAAGCTATAGTCCTAACTAAGATTGAAAATAGAGACAAAGTTAGTCATTTTGTCAATGCGGTCGATATCATAGTTGTTCCAGATTCTTTTGATTTTACGAATAATGATTGGCCATTAGCTGCTTATTTTAATAATTTAAGAAATATTTTATCCCTAATTTTTCTAAGTGATTATTCAAGAATAATAGATAATGAAGTAGCTTATTGCATCAAAGGTTATAAAACAGTAAATGGAAAGCTTAATGAGCAATTAACCACCGATGTAGGAAATGAACTATGGTCTATGTACAAATGGGCTTATGAAAGAGGTTCATTCATAGATAAAATTGGGATTCTTAGAAATGTCATACCGATTCATATGCAAAAAGAAAATATAAATACACTTGAATCAGGAACTTTACTATCCGCTCAATCTGGTTATGATCTATATTTAAAAGATAATGTTAAACAATATATTGAAATAAAAAATAAAATTTCTGATATGCTTCTCTCACAATCAGAAAAAGCTGGTCAAATCACTAAAGATATGTTCAATATACTGAAAACAAATCTCTGGACATTTTTGACTTTCTTTACAACTACAATTGTGGCAAAAAATTTTGATAAATCAAATAATGACTATCACAATACAGTGATATTTGCGGGTATATGCTTAATTTCCTTATCAGTGTTCTTTTTAAGATTCGCATTATCAGAAGTTAACGATGAAAAAGAGAAACTAAGTAAACGGTACTTAGAAATTGAATATAGGTACAAAGACCTTCTAAATAATCAAGATATTAAGAAAATTATTGATTTTTCAAGTCCAGAAGATTCAACACCAAAAGAAAGAGAAATAGAATACATTGACAGGAAAGTACAGAAATATAAGTGTCTTTGGATTGTTTGCATAGTATTGTTGTCAATCATTCTAATATGTATAGGCTTGGACATATTCTAAATTTTGCTTTCCTTACAATAACCACAACTTCGGCTGTGGCTTTTTATTGTCTTTAAATAACACAAATTTCTGAATACACTTAAAATAAATTTAGCATTTCGCTAAATTTATTTTATTTAATAATCAGTATATTATCCTATTTACTGAATATATCTAGCGTTTTGCTATTGATTATTCTTTAGCATATCGCTAATATCTACCCATCGAAGCAAAACAACTTCACCGCACCGGCTCAGGGCAGCGGGATATAAAAGCCTGAGGCAAGTTAGGGAGCTTGCTGGCAAGCCGTTAAGCCCTCGCGGGCGGCCAATAAAAAACCGGTAAGCTCGCCGAAAAAGTAGGCTTTAATGTAGGGCTTACAGACAGACAAGTCTAAAAATCCAAAGAACTTTATGAAAGGAGAGCGACTTCAAACATCAACTTTGACGTATATCTGAATGTACAAATACTTAGATATACAAACACGCTAACGAGTTTAAAAATCGCAGCGCATTTGCTTAGCAAGTGCGCTTTAGTTTTTGAGCTTGATAACAAATGGAGGTAATACGCATGGATAACAGGGAACAAACGGCGCAACACTTAAAATTTTCGATTGCCTATTCATTTTGGTATGAAAAATTTATGTATAAGTTTTTCGGTCGACTAGATAAGTTGGCTGCGCTTATTTTGATGCTCGTGGCTATTTGCACGGTAGCTGGATTATGTAGCGCAATAATATCCGGCCTCATAATTACTATCGTTGTGTTTTTTCAATTAACCATCAAAGCCGGAGTCAAATCTCAATCAGCAAAAGCAATTTATCATAAGTATAAATCGCTATATTTGCATTTTGATGATTATGATATTGAGGAGATTAAGGATAAATTTTCAGAACTAGATTTAAAGGACACTGATGAAGTAGGTGCTTTAGCCTACCCAGCTCAGCTAGCTGCCTTAGCGATGTTAGGGATGACACCAGCAAACGGTTATGCAGAAGTATCAAGGAATCTAAGCGTAAAAGAACAGTTAATCCTATTGTTTATAGGAGAAAGAATAGAGTATGAATTTTCAGAAATGCTTAGAGGTCAAATAAGATCAGCGTCATTGGACATGGTTAAGGATAACAATGCAATGGATAATTTTCTCAACTGGAAAAGCGTTGAAAAAGATGGATTGCCAGATAGAAAAGACTTTTATCTTACCTGTGGGGAGGGTATACACGAGGTTGATTTAGCTTACTATCAACCCGAGATAAAAATATGGGAGGATTACGAGAGTGATCCGAATATTCATGTTACCCACTATATGCTTCTATCCGAAATTCCTAGACCTAAATAGCCAAGCCCGCCAACCAGCGGGCTTTAATTTTTGAATTTAAATAAAACTAAAGGAGTTAATCATGAAACCTAAAATACATCTGCATGAACTAAAGAATCATCCTTATGGCAACCGTATTTGCTGGCAGCATAGACCAACAGGCGCACTGGTCGTTAGATATGGCATATTACTGTATGAGGTAATCATTCCCACCCAATCACTCTTAAGAAATACCGAGAAACATTACGGCGTGGGACATCTAAGAAATGCCCGAACCATTATCAGACGCCACTGGCTGGAATGTATATCAAAACGCAATACACCCCAGCAAAAAACAAAGGATTTAATAGCAATAGTATCAAATGATTGCTTTATTTATTGGATTGTGCAATCCAATTGATACCATAACCATCAAACCTAATCTATTGATAACAGGAGTACATAGCAATGCAAGTAGAAAACAAATTTCGCGGTCGCTACCATGATGAAATAGCCAGCCTATTAGCTAACGCTGAGTTACTTGCCATCATACAGGATACTGATGAGAGTATGGCTGGAATGCTAGAACGGATAAGCAAAGATGATTTATGTGATCTGAGTGAGTATTGTTTTCAGGCAGTCAGGACAACAACATTTATTATGGAAACATTATCTAAATTAGCTGACAGCTATAGATATAATAATATCACTAAGGCGCTAAGCCAGGAGGAATTTTTGAGATTTACCAGCACCCTAACAGCACTATTAGGCGGGATTAATGGCTGTATTGGTTATATGCACCCGACGATAATGGACCTGATAGGAATTAACCGTGGCAGCACCTCAAGCTAAGTTAAATTTGGCATTTTTTGAAAATTAAACGGGGGAATAAACTTCCCCCTTTTTTAAATACAAATATCATCATGAAAAAATTGCACTGCTGGCCACTTATGTGGCTTTTTTATTAGGAGTTGAAAACGATGATTAAAGCGGTTATTATAACCTTAAGTGCTGAACACACTTATAAACTAGCGGTAACCGCACCCGATAGCTAAGCGGATTTTTTTGTCTCCGGTTTTATGTCGGGTGGCGTGTAACTATACAATACCGTAAGGGAAAGTTACAGGCTGTTCTAGTTTGCAGTGTTCAAGCACCCGACACCCCATGCTGAACACATGGATTTAAAACAAACTAGGAGACTAAAATGTCTAATCTAATTGCATATCAGTTCAAGAATTCCAACATACGCATCGAACTTAAAAACAATGAGCCGTTATTTTGCTTGGCTGATGTTGCTGATGCTTTGAATATTAAAAATCATAGAGATTTAGCCAGTAAACAACTAAACCCCAAGGGAGTAGAAAAAATCTACACCCTCACTAATGGTGGTAAACAGGAGCTGACTTTTATTGATGAAGCTAACTTATATAGGGTTATCTTTCGTAGCAATAAAAAAGAAGCTGTAGATTTTCAGAATTGGGTATTTGAACAAGTTCTACCATCCATCCGCAAAACTGGCAGCTACTCTCTTACTCTTACTACAGAACAGCAGTACCAAATTAAAGAAGCTGTTCATGCTAATGCAGCTAAAACACATAGAAGATTTTTCGCTGTATATAAAAGCCTTTATGCCAAGTTCAACGTACCGCGTTATCAGGACATTCTGGCTAAAGATTTTGATGATGCGATGCTTTTTCTGGAAGCTTCGGATAAACAACCAGCATTGCCAAATCTGAATCAGAATGGACGCTGGTTAGTAATAGTTAAAAACAACACTGTTACCCATGTTGAAAATATAAATGGTTACAACTGTATCAATGCGGATGTGTTTAAAAAACTACGGATGCAAACAAAGCAACAAGCTGAATATTTACTGGAATTAGCAAAACGTATGAGAGTAATAGACGGTGAGTGCAGCAATTCAAGATTAGATGCACCCATTGAAGAGTTACATTCTAAGTTTATTATTTGATTCTGTAACATGTTTAAGCCAGCATTAGCTGGCTTTTTTAACGGCGGATTTATAATTATGGCTATTAATTTATTATTTTATTTTTGTAACAAGCCTAGTGCTGGTTTTTTATTATTTGTTTAATCATATGATAGAATGAAGAATCAATAAGGAACTTATCATGAAAAATATTGAGAAAAGGTTTAATCTTTTAAAATCACTAGAAAATGATTTTAGTAAAAATGTTTCTAATCAAGCAGAAAAAGTAGTTCAGGAATCTTTATACGAAAGAAAACAAAGAATGGAAAAGGTTGATCTTGATAAAGATTTTGATAGTTTATTAAGCGATTCAAGTATCAGAAATGTATTTATTCGGTTACGTGATAAATGAATACCATAATTTATCTTGAACCGGCTGAAGTTATCGCCAACCACGATAAAATTATTTTAGCCAGTGGTGGTTTATCGGGCCTTCGTGATGAAGGATTGTTAGACAGTGCTTTAACAATGATTCAGAATGATTTGTATTATCCAACTTTTTCATCAAAGCTAGTTCATCTGATTTTTTCAATCAATAAAAATCATTGCTTTTGTGATGGTAACAAACGCACATCAATTAGTTCGGGAGCATCATTTTTATTAAAGAATGGATGGTCTCCAGGATTTGTTAAATTTTTCATCATCAATATGGAAAACGTGGTGGTGAGGCTTGCTGATGATGAAATTAATAAAGACGAGTTAGCATTAATCATTAATATTTTACTTCTTCGCTTTGAAATAAATCAAAGTTTAAGCAGACCCAATTTAGAAATTAAATTAAAATTAAAAATATCTGATACTTACAATAAGACGATTAAGATGCTTAAAGATTGGAATTTAATTGATCTAAAGCCTATTAGTAAAGAAGAATTTAGGTTAATAACATGTTTAGAGAAAAAACATAAAAAACATAAAAAACATAAAAAACATAAAAAATTCAAGAATTGATATTAAAATCTTTTAAAGATTAATATATTGTCTGCATTTTTATTTTAAGCTTTTCAAATTCAAGCCTGCTATTCACCTTTAAATTCAATGAAACAATGCCGAAATAGTGGATTACCAAAATTACCATTAGGAGGTTAGTTTTATGAGTATACATAATCCATGCCAGCATTAGCTGGCTTTTTTATTAACACCAATGTCACACCCCATGCCGGCAACCGGTTTTTATATGAGCAAAATCAGATGGAAGAAACATTCACATGCGAAACGGCCGCCAAATACTGCAAATGCGGAGTGCAAACCATCAGGGATGCTATCCAAAATGGAGAACTGGCAGCAGCCAAAATTGGCAAAGGCTATGTTATTAGAAGAGCACGCCTTGACGAATACATTAGCAATAAAGAAGAATTGACCGCGCAGGCGGTTCGGAATGATAGGAACCAAACATGTTGTTTAAACACCCCAATGGCGTCTGGTACATTGATATCCAAACAGAAAGTGGAAAAAGAATTAGACGCTCGACTAAAACCAAAAATGAAAAACTTGCGGAGGAATACCACGATAAATTCAAGCACGAACTATGGCGACAAGAACGGCTAGGCGATAAGCCTAAGTATTTATGGGATGATGCTGCGCTTAGATGGCTAGATGAAAAGGAGGGAGTAAAGAAGAGTATTGACACTGATATAAGTCGGCTGAGGAATTTACAGCAACTACGCGGAGTATATTTACATGAAATAAACAGAAACATGATTATGTCGATAATCAATGAAAAAGATTGTTCCAAAAGCACTAAAAACAGGTATTTGTCGTTGATCAGAGCGATTTTAAATGCCTGTGTACGTGAATGGGACATGTTAGATGAACAAGTTTATTTTAAGCAGTTCAAGGAAGCGAAGAAGCGTGTTCGCTGGCTAAGGCCGGAAGAAGCTACCAGGTTATTGAATTGCTTGCCGCCTTACATGGCGCTGATGGCAAGATTCAATTTAGCGACGGGGCTCAGGCAGCACAATATATTTAGTTTGAAATGGGATCAGATAGATTTTCTCAGACGAACGTGCCAATACTACCCGGACGAGATGAAGTCGGGGGAGCCGTTTGATTTAGCATTGAACGATACGGCGATGGGGGTATTAGTACATCAGTTAGGAAAGCATCCGAAATATGTTTTTTTAAACACCAAACACAAACCTGTATTAAGGCTGAATTACAAATTATGGTACAAAGCTTTAGACAAAGCGCAGATTACTGACTTCCGCTGGCATGATTTACGCCATACATGGGCTAGCTGGTTGGTACAGAATGGGGTATCGCTATATGAACTAAAAGAAATGGGAGGCTGGCAATCGTTAGAAATGGTGCAAAAGTACGCTCATCTGGACAATGAAAATTTGCACATGCAAGCAGCAAAGATTGACAACCTCATGACAGACACATGTCAAAAAAATGTCAAAACCGGCGAACCGATGGACTATTCATTAACATCAAAAGGGTTAGATAAGGTATTGAATATAATGTGA